GAGAAGCCCGTAAGGATACCTTCGTTGAGGATGTAGAGTGGACACCCAAGATGCAAACATAACTTAACTTAGGAACTGTAAAATGGCTAATACAATAGACCAAGCCTTTATTAAACAGTTTGAAACCGATGTGCATCTAGCTTATCAGCGCATGGGTTCAAAGCTGCGTAATACCATTCGTTCTACGAATGTGTCGGGCAATCAGGCAAGATTCCAGAAAATAGGAACTGGAACTGCTTCAACTAAATCACGCAACGGTAATGTTACACCAATGGAACTTGCACATACTAATGTGGAAGTAACAATGGCTGACTTTTATGCTGCTGAGTACATCGATAAACTTGACGAGTTGAAAACAAATATCAACGAACGCCAAGCTATTGCTGAATCTGCTGCTGCTGCATTGGGTCGTAAGACTGACGAGATTATCACAACAGCTATGGATGCTGGTGCTAACTCAACTCAGTTACACAATACATCATCTGCCGTTGAAAAAGCAGACTTACTATCAGCTTTTGAAACATTTGGAACAGCAAGTATTCCAGAAGATGGGCAACGCTATATTGCAATGTCTCCTGCTGGTTTTGCAGATCTGTTTAATATTACAGAATTTGCTTCAAGTGATTTTGTTGGACCACAAAATTTACCGTTTGCTGGCGGTATGACAATGAAAGAGTTCTTGGGCTTCAAGATCTTTTCAACATCAGCTGTAGCTGGTGGTAAGAACTTTGTTTACCACATGAGAGCAGTTGGACTTGGTGTGAACGCTGATGTTCAGACCGAAGTAAACTATGTAGCAGAAAAAGTATCGCACCTAGCGACATCAATGATGTCAATGGGTTCTGTTGTCATTGATGACAACGGCGTATACGAACTGCTAGATAATAACTAGGAGGGTTAGAAAATGGCTTTTGCTTCAAGTGGACTAACTCGGGTCGGTGGTGATTCAAACGGTAGTTTGTGGATGTATACATCTGCTGATGCTATTGCGACTGTAAACACTGCTGGGTATTTTAATAGTGCAGCAAACATGCTTGATGTTCGTGACTTAATTATCGTTCGCGATACTAATGTTCCGACAACAAACTTTTGTACTGTTCTATCAAATACTGGTACTGTTGTTGACGTATCTGATGGTACGGCAGTAGTAGAAACCGATAGCGACTAATAGGTTGGGGCTTCGGCCCCACCTTTCTTTAAGGATTAAAAATGGCAGTAACAAGCACACCAGCAAACTCAGCTATAGATATTTGTGCAAGAGCTTTAATCCTGATTGGTGCTGAACCTATTACTTCTTTTGATGATGGAAACAATGAGGCTCTTGTAGCCTCTAATGTTTATGAAGACATAGCTAGAGCTACTTTAACAAGTACACGTTGGAGATTTGCTACCAATCAAGCTATTTTAAATAGACTTACAGATGCACCTACTGGAAGATATGATGCAGCCTATCAGTTACCTGATGGATGGTTAATGACTCATGCTGTTACTGTAAATGATGTTCCCGTAGAATATCAAACTTATGGTGACAAAATATTTGCTAACGAAGATGCAAACTCAGTAGTTATACTTGATTATACTTATCGCGCAGAAGAAACAGATTTTCCTTCTTATTTTACTGTTGCTTTACAATTTGAGTTAGCAAGAGTGTTTGCGTTTAGTATTGCAAGAGATTCTCAGTTATCTACTTTGATGGGTCAACAAGCTCAAATTTCTATGATGAAAGCTAGAACAACAGACTCTCAACAACAAACAACAAGAAAACTTAATACATCAAGATTTATTGCACAAAGGCGAAGCTAAATGCAAAAGGTTCGCGTTCCATTAAGTAACTTCAAATACGGTGAAGTAAGCCCCTCTTTGTATTCAAGAACAGATACAGAGTTATACAATCAATCAGCGCAACGAGTAGAAAACTTTTTTCTTCGAGCAGAGGGTGGTGTAATAAAGCGACCAGCTTTGGAGCATATATATAAGTTTGCTGATATAACTGTTGATGGTACTAAAGTTCAACAAGCTAGACTTTTGCCATTTATATTTTCTGATGATGAACAATATATAGTTTCTCTTGAGCATCAAAAGATAAGAGTATTTTTAATTAATCCTACTACTGGTGTTGTTGCTTTAACAGCTACACTTACTCAGGATGTAAATAGTCAAACATTAAAGTTTGATCATGACTTCTTACATGAGTATACATTTGCTCAAGCTGGCGATGTTATGTTTATTTGCCATCCTACATTTATGCCTCAACAATTAATACGAACAAGTTTATCTAGTTTTCAGGTTGAGCCTTTTGTATTTGATCAAAAGTCTGACAATAAACAAATATACCAACCGTATTTTAATTTCCAGAAATCAGGAGTTACACTTGATGTTTCTGCTACTTCTGGATCAGGAGTAACTTTAACAACTGGTTCTGCGTATTGGGATACATCTAGTCCATCAAAGCATATTGGAACAACAGTAAGGTACAATGGTGCAGAGATTGAAATAACTGGAGTAACAAACTCAACAGTAGCAACGGGAGATATACTCGATACGCTTACTGTAAGTTTAGATGTAGCACCATTTAGAACAACAGAAAGCTCTGCTGATGTTGAGGTAACTATGGTAAATCATGGTTTAAGTGTTGGCGATTCTATTGTTATAGCTGGTGCAGCTTCAGTTGGTAATATTTCTAATAGTAATTTAAATGGAACACGTTCTGTAGCTTCTATTGTAGATGATAATCGTTTTGTTTTTACTGCTGGTGGCAGTGCAAATGCTTCTGAAGATGGTGGTGGTACTCCAAAAATTCAAAGTCATGCACCTATTACTACTTGGGATGAACAGTCTTTTTCTTCTCTTCGAGGTTTTCCTGCTGCTGTTACATTCCATGAAAACAGATTAGTCTTTGCTGGTACTGTTGCTCAACCAGACGCAATTTTTATGAGCAAGAGTGGTAAATATTATAACTTTGATGTTGGTACTGCTGCTGATAATGATTCAATACAAGTAACTGCAAGTATTGGTGAGATAAATCAAATACGTCATGTAGTATCTAATAGGGATCTTCAGGTGTTTACTGCATCTTCTGAAATGTATTTACCTGCATTTCAAAACCAGCCTGTGACTCCAACTAATGTTCAAGTTCGAAGACAAACATCTTTTGGGTGTGGATTTGAAAGACCTGTTGTATTTGATGGAGCAACTGTTTTTACTCAAAAAGGTGGAGCTATTATAAGAGAGTTCTTATTTAGCGATGGCGAAGCTGCTTATGTTGCTAGTCCTATATCTACTGTTTCTTCGCATTTAATTAAAACTCCTATTGAGCAAAATGTTTTTAATGGCGCTTTAAATAGATCGAAAAGTTATTTATTTATTACAAATGCTGATGGAACAATAGCTGTATTTAATTCTAATCGTGCTGAAAAAAGAGCAGGGTGGACTGAGTTTACCTGTGCTGGAACATTTGTTTCTACTTGTACTATTGATGATCGAGTGTTTGCTAATGTTGTTTTTAATCTTGGTGATGGAACAGAGAAGCATGTTCTTTGTGAATTTGTAGCTACTAAGAATACAGATATGTCTACTGTGTTTACTGGAACGGCTGGTGTGTTTGATGTGTCAGCAGATTTTAACAATGGTGCAGTTGTAGAAGTAGTAAATGGTAACAATTACATTGGGCAGTTTACTGTAGCTAGTGGGAATGTAGATGTATCTGCTGTAGATGCTACACTTACTTCTGCTGAAATAGGTTTTGATTTTGATGTTACGTTAACAACTAATCCTATTGATGCTCCAATAGCAGGTGGCCCTTTAACTGGTATTCCTAGAGGAGTTACTAGTGTTTTTGTAGATTTAAATAATACATTGTCTGTTAAGGTTAATGATACTAATTTAATAATTAGAAACGTTACAGATGATCTTTCTCTGCAACAGCAACCTTTTACTGGTAAACATGAGTTTAGATTGCTTGGGTATAGTGCAGATCCACAAGTAACAATAACACAGTCAGCCCCATTACCATTGCAGATTAATGGGTTAATAGCGGAGTTAGTATTTTAATGATACAGTTAGTAATGGGAGCAATATCTGGTTTTGCTTCTTTATCAGCAGGTAGAGCAGCAAGAGGTCAAGCAGAGCAACAAGCAGAAGCAATGGAGATAAAAGGCATTGCTGATGAGGCTCAAGCTATAAACAATATGGCAATTCGTATTAGTGAATATGAAAAAGCTTTTGATTCTAACGATGCTATTTTTTCTTTTCAAAGCGGTGGTGGTGAGAACATAGGCGTTTCTAAAGCTTTCTACGATGCTCAAGGATCTGAGCGTCAGGTATTAGTTAAAGACATTGCAACACTTAGTCAGGGTCTTGCTCTTGAGCGTGGACAAACAAAACTGGCTGGGCTGATAGAAATTGAACGTGGCAAGCAAGCACAAAAAGCAGCTATGTTTGATGCATTAGGTTCGTTTGTTGGCGGTTATGCAAAATCTAAATATTATAAAGCATAGGTAAATAATCATGGCTATTGAGCGTCAAAAATTACAAGCAAGTCTACCAAGAATAGCCGTGGTTAATGTTAATACTGGCGTTGAGCAAACTTACAAAACAATTGCAAGAACTTCTGAAAGAATAGCAAATGACTTTGCTCCTTTTGCTCAGAAGAGGGCTGAAGACGCTGGTATAAATACAGCCAAAGCTATTGCTAAACAAAACTTTATAGACTTCGATAACACAGGATCTCCAAATGTTGGTGATGAAAACTACAATCCAAACTTTGGAAAGCCAAAAGCATTTGCTGTTCCGAAAGACTTTGGGTTAGTTGCTCGAAGTGCATATGAAAGAGTTATTGAGCGTAGGTTCGAAGAGTCTATGCAAGAAGAGCTTGAGTTAAAAGCTATAGAGCTATCAAGTGATTCTAAAAATTCTGCTGAGTATAATCAAAGATTTACTAACTATCTTGAAGCAATGGATAAAGCTGCTAGTGGTAGGTTTGGTGAGTATATACAGAATACTGGCACTGCAATACTTCGAAATAGTTTATTAAAACTACAAATTAAAGAACAAGAAGCTGCTGTTAAATATGCAAAAAAACAATCTAAAGAAAACGTATTTTTTGCTTTAAGAAAATTATCTAACTCCGTTGCAATGGCTGATGATCCAGAGTCAGTAAATGAAATAATGACTCTTTCTAGAAATGTTACTGTAGCAATTGAAGAAGACTTTGCATTAAATCAAGATAAAATAGAATATGTAAAAAATTTAGATCAGATTGCTTTTGCTAAAGCTGGTGCTTTAACTAATTTACTTTCTACTTCAACAGCTAATTTACCTGAGTCTGAACGTCTTAGAATAGCAGGAGCATTTACAAATCCTGCTTTAATAAAAACTATTGATAACAAAGTAACCAGACAATCTATTAGAAAAATTATAGAAACAAGTAATGGAATGAATTTAGATAAATTATCTGAATCATTCACAAAACAAGTTGATGCTGTAGATCAAATACAAAAAGCTGAAGATACTGAATACTTTAGTAACAATGAAGATGAGTTTAATAGAATTATTACTAATGCTCCATTTGGTCATTTAGTTGGGAAAATGACTATTGAACTAGATAAAGCACCAGAAGAATCAAAGGAAGAAGTAGAACAATTATTTGCCAATGCTATTGGTAATGAATTTATTTCTCAGCTTACATCTTTAGAATCAGTTCAAAAATTAAAACCTAAAGAATTAGAAATTGTATTAAATCAAATCCAAACAATTACTAATATGCAGGGTAAAAGCACAGACCCAAATGTTGCTTTAGAGTTAGATAAAATAAAACAAGTTGGTGTTAAAAAACTTGTTTCTGAATTAATTAATGCAGAAGAAACAGCACAAAAAGATGCTCTTGATAAACTTGGCACTGTAATTAATCCAAAAGCAAAAGCAGATAAACTTATACAAGAAGAAGCTCAAAGAGAAATAGATGAACAAAATGCTGGTTATCAAGCTGATGCAATAAAAAGATTTGATGAATTAGAAGCTCTTTATAATGATGCAAAAGGACAAAAGAATGATCAAGCAATGATTGAATTGTTTGAAAAGTTTTTTTCAGAAACAAATGAAGAGGGAATACCTTACTATACATATTTAGAAGGTGAAGATAGTTCTGCTTTTACTAAGATGACAGTAACTTATCAACAAGTTGCTAATAGAATAAAAACTGAAAAAGGAACAACGGCTATTACAAAAGCAGAGCAAGAAAATATTAATAATTTATTTTCAAAGTTACGCAACGCTGATGGTATTAGCCAAGCAAATGATATTAAAATTAAATTAAACGACACTTTAAATAATCTCCGTGGCAAACATTCAAATGACTACATTTCTAGCAAACGAAAAGAAGTTGATACAGAATTTTTCAAGTATGTTAAAGATGATGAAGCTGCAAAAGATCTAAACTTTAAAAATCAAGCAATAGTTATTACAAAAGATATTAGAAAACTCCAAGAACTTGGAGAGGTAATATCTGAAGATCAGGTAAATAAAGCATTACAAGATGTTACAAACTTTTTAAGTCAAGATTCAAAAGGTTTAGATAAAGCAAGTGAACTTGAATTTCATAATAAAATAAAAAATGATTATGCACTTTCGATTATTCAACCTTTAATAAGTACACTTGAAGAAGAAACAGGTGGTAACGGTATTCCTCCTGCACTTCTTAGAGACGCTATTGGTATAGCAATTTCAAAAGATAAAAGTAGATTTGATGAATTTGTAAAAGATTTAGATAAAAAATCTGCATTATATTTAATGGCTAAAGGTTTGTTCGATGCTTCTAAAATTACCACAGCTAGATCAGAAATAAGAACACAGATTGGTAAATTATCAGATCACAATACTACTCAATTTAATGATTATGTAAAAGGAATAGAAACTAGTAATGCTTTAGATTCTGTTACGCGACTTAGAAGTGAAGCTGAACTTGGAAATATAAGATTATATGAAGATATAGAATATACAAAATTAGCAGGTTTACCTCAAGGTTCTGTTATAAATTACAACAATCAAAAATTATTTATGAAACCAAGCGGAGAACTTACTGCACTGGGTCAAAGAATATTTGATGATTTACAAAAAGGACTAAGAGTTCCTAATCTTATTGCTGCATTAGAACTGGGTGCTTCAGCAGGTGTTGAAGATGGTTCTTTTTTGTTTTCTATATTTTCTCAAGGAATGAATCAGCAACCAAATGGAACAAATAATAATGTTTGGGTGCAAGGTGGTAACAGTCAATTAAGTCCAGATTCAGTAGCAAAATGGGCATCTGCTGAACTTTCATATAAAGCAGGTTTGTATAGCACTCCTTCTGAAGCTTTAAGAGAATACATTGCTTCTGATCAGCAAGTAGGAGAAGGGGGTATTCAAAAATATCTTAAAGATAGATTGGATATGGACTTAGGAAAATGGATTGCTGAAACCTATCCAGATGCAGATGGTCAGGCTAGTAAAATTTTACAACACGCATCTTTTGCTTTGGGTCGTAATATAAAAGACGGAAGCGAACTTAAAAAAATATTAGATGGATTTATTGGGGCAACTTTTGGTTACGATGATAAAGTTTTAGGTGATCTTGTTGACACTATGACTGGTTATTTTGAAATACGTAATCCATTTGGTTCGCGTGGCGCTCCTTTAGTAAAAGGGGCAAGAGGTAGATATATTGATAAATCTGCTCAAGATAAAATGGACATTGCTACTTCACAATTAATTTTTGAAAACATTTCTAAGTTAAGAAGAGCAGAAAAATTTACAACAGATGGTCCTTCTATGTTTACTCAAATGTTACCAGCTACTCCTTTAGGTTTAGCTGCTGAAGCTGCAATGCCTCAGTTTTTATTTGGTGATCCATTTGTTGGTAAAGTAGTGGATGATACTGGGCAAATATATTATCACAAAATTGATTTTAAATATCGAGAATCAACAGATCAATCTGGCGTGTATTATATAATGCTGCCAACTGTAGGTGGTAGTGGGTATGAAAAACTTATGACACCTGAAGGTATTCCTGTTTTAATAGATGCTTTTGAATATGAAGATAAGCCTACATCCCATCCTAACATACTTTTTTATACAAGAGATTTTTCAAGAGCATTATCTTTAGATCCTAATGGTGGTAAATTTATACAATTTAAAGGTCTTCAACCAATAGCTGGTGATGAAGAAAGAATATTAAATCAAGATTTAATTAATAATGCACCCGAATCAAGCGTTCCTCTTCTTAGAGCAGAACAAGCATTAATGTTTATGCGTTTTCCTGAAATGTTAGCTAATCCTATGAACAGGCAAATTTTTACAAAGCTTGTTGAAGAAAGGGTTATCAGACCAGAAGATGTAAATTTCTTTATTCCATTTTTAGAACAGTATAACGAATGACAGAAATAAAATTAACACCAAGTTTTCCAACATTCCCAAAGAAAACATTTCCTTTAGTTGAGGCTGAACCTTCTTTAGCAGGAACTTTTAAGGCTAATACTCAAAAACTATTTGGTAATGCTATTGAGGGAAATAAATTTTATTGGGGTGATGCTCCTAAAAGAAATCTAGCATTTGATTTAAATAAATATTTTGAAAAACATAATATTAATCCAGATTCTCGACAGGGAAAATACATATCCAACTATGCATTTAATTTAGAAGAAGCTGATAATGCTCGTGAATTTAGTATTGAAATGGATCAAGTTCAAAGACAACTAGAAGCAGCAGGTTTTGTGAAAAGTGTATTAGCTGATCCAGTTTTAATTGCAGAGCTTGTTGCTATTGGTGGATCTTATTCTGTTCTTAAAGCAATAGGAAAAAAACAAGCATCTAAATATTTTGGTGATGCATTTTTAGATCCTGAAGATCTTGCAATATTAAAGCGTAGAAATACTGGGCGAACTTACCGTCAAAGCTGGATGGAGCAAGAAAAGAAGTTTGATGTTCTAGAAGAGTTTGATGATATTGATACACCTGCAAAATTAAACACCGCAACTAAAGCTGTCGATGCACAATTAAAAGAAACAATGGCTAGAAAAGGTTTTAGAATTGCTAATGCTGAAGCTGCTTTCTTTGAAGGTACTTACAATGCGTTTACTTTGGCAAACGATTTAACTGGTGATAAAGAAGCTGATCAAGCTATTCGTGATGCATTGTTGAGACAAACTACAGCGCAAGGTATTTCTAGTGTTTTAGGTTATGGCATTGGAAGACGTATTGATTACAATCAAAAAAGACAAATGGAATCTGTTAGGAAATCATTCGAAGAATCTATGAAAGGCTTTGATGATTTAAGTAAAGGTGTAAACGCTAGACCTCCAGAAAAAGTAGTAACAACTGTAGCTTTACCTAAAGTAAAAAGCGAAGATCTTTTGTTTGAAGGTGAATGGTGGACTAATTCTATATTCTATCGAGCATTACCAACACCAGTAAAAGCCGTAATGGGTAAAGGAAGTTTAGCTACAAAAAATGTTAAACTTAGATTTATGAGATTGGTTAATGATGGCGGTGTTATGTTTAAACTCGGCCAGTTAGACAAAAACTTTGGTACTTCTGTGTTTCAAGAGTCAGGTTCTTTATCTGGTAAATGGGGCAATACTTATAATAGAATACATGAGCTTTGGGGTGAGGTTTCTCCATCAGGCAATTATGAAATTGCTGACATGCAAATTAGTAATACAATTGCTAAAATACAAAAGCTTCGAGGTAGAGAAAACTTAACCTTTGAGGACTTTGGTGAGCATATTACTGATATTTATATACACAACAAAACTCCAACTACTGATGTTGAAAAGAAAGCGGTTCAAATATTCAGAGAGTTTTGGGAAGAATGGGATACAATGCTTAATGATGTAGGTCTACTTGGTGGAACTAATTCATTAATTACAAGAAAAGCAAGCACTGAAGGTAGAGTTGGTGAGTTAGAAAACACCTTCAATGATATTTTAGATTCAAACAGAAACTTTTTAGAAACAAGAATTAGTGACAAAACAGCAATATTAGAACCTCTTGAGGCAACATTTAAAAAAAGAGGTCTTACGGGCAAACAATTAACATTAAGAAATAATTTAAAATCAGAACTAGATGAGCTTTCTACAGCATTGGAAGCATCTTATAGGATAAATGACATACCTACTTCTGTAAAATATTTAGATAATCTTAGATTAAGCGGCAAACAGAAAAAAGCTCTTACAAACATTAGTAATCACATTGATGAAATGAAAGATAGGATTAATAATCTTAATGCTTATCTTGATGGCACTGCTGTTGATAAAGGTTTAAGAGAAAACTTCTTTCCAAGATATTTAGATAAAGTAAAAATACTAGCTAATCGTGCTGAGTTCGAACAAAGACTAGTAGAAGAGTTTACAAAAAAACCAACTGTTTGGGGTTGGGACCCTAAAACAAAAAGGTATGTTGAAACATTATTAGATACAAGTGAAGAGGCTGTCAGAAGAAGAGCATCGAGAACAGTAGATAATATCCTAGATGTAATAGATGACGAAGGTTTTAATGATGGCTACTTTGGAATGGGTAGATCAAAACATTTGATGCACAGAACTTTAAATATACCTAACTCTGCTATTTCTGATTTTATGGTTACAGATCTTAAACAGGTTATGATTGCTTATAGTGAAAAGATGGCTCCTAAGTATGCGTTTGCTAAAGCTTTTAGAACTGAGAACGGTTTACCTGCAACAATAGATGATATTATTTTTACCAATACAAAAGAAATGCGTGGTGACGGTGTACCTCAACGTGAAATCGATAGAATAAATAAAGAATTTGTAGGTACATATAATAGAATAGTAGGTAGAGTTCATACAAAACCAGACACATTAACAACAGATATTGCTACATGGTTACAGAAAGCAACTCAGTGGACATATCTTGGTGGTGCTGGAATAGCTGCTATAGCTGATTTTGCTAATGTATTTTTAGATCATGAAATGAGAACTTTGTTTAAAGGTATTGTTTCATTAGCTGGTGATAATTCACTTAAAGTTTCAAAGAAAGAACTACAAAAAGCAGGTGATGGTTTTGAATTGATTGGTGGCAGCTATCACATGAAGTTTATGGAGAGTTTAAGTAGCAATCCATTTCGCACAGGTGTAGTTGATAGAATTGATAATGCTTTTTATAAGTTTAACTTGCTTGGTCAAATGACTTTATTAGCAAAAAACTTTGAGGGTATGTTTAGAACCCACACTATTATTGATATGACGAACAAAATAGCTAAAGGTGATAAGCTTACTAAATTTGAAAGTCAGTTTTTATCTAGGTATAATATCAATAAAAAGATGGCAAAACGTATTGCAGCACAACCAACACAAGAAACTAAAAATGGTTTTATATTAGCTAATACAGATGCATGGACAGACCAAGGTGCATTAGAAGCTTTTCAAAATGCTTTACGTTCTGGTGTAATGAACAGAATTATTATGGGTACACCTGCTGATAAACCATTAGCAATGTCAGGCAAAACTTATTTGCCAATGAGCCTAGCTAAATCTTTTGGACTAAAAGAAGACAAGTTAGTAAGGGGATATGCAGAGTTAGAACATCCTTTCTTAGCATTACCATTTACATTTTATACATATACTGTTGGTGCGTTGAATAAAGTTACAACTAACTATGCTCAAGGCGCTGTTCGAGGAACCAACATGGCGTTTCATTCTGCGATAGCTATGTTTTTTGGGTACAATATTGTTAAGTTTCGAACCCCAGAGTTTGCATGGAACGAAATGGATATAGAAGATAAGATGCTTAGAGCGTTTGATTTTTCAGGTTTAGCTGCATTTCATAGTGACATGTTTTACAGATCATTGGAAATGGGTATGGCTTTTGATATAGAAAATCCAACTCCATTTGAACCAAAGTTTAAAGAAGATCCAGATGCAATGGGTGGTGTTGTATCTATATTCGGCGCTCCTGCTGATTATAGTTATGGTTTTATTAAAGTGCTTCAGGACTTTGCCAGAGGAGAATATGGTGAAGGAACAGAGCAAGCAGTTAAACAAATACCGTTTATTTTTAATCTATTTCTTAAACCTCACACTAATAAACTTAAGAACGCTCTTGGTAATTTTGCAGAGGAATATGAATAATTGTGCGTTGAGATTATAAAATCTAACTGTTATGGCAAACAAAAGGATATTTTATGACTATTACTATCGGAGATAACGATCCTCGTATATCGTATGCAGTAGCAGAAGGTGCTACTCAAACAGCTTTTACTGTTCCTTTTGAGTT